CTGCCGGGCCTCGCTTTGAAGCGCCGCGCGCTGTTCCTGCGTCGTGCCCTCGGGCACCTGCAACGACACATTGGCGTTGACGTTGACGCTGCTCTGCGGCGCTGACCGCTGCATTGTTTGCGCTGGCCCTTTGGGCTGCACGAGCGGGCGCATTGTGGCCATCGCCTGCATGATTGCGTTTTGCAGGACAATGCCTTTGATTGTTGCCGGCTGTCCCGGTGTGCCCGGCATACCCGGTTGTCCAGGCATGCCCGGTTGTCCAGGCATACCCGGTTGTCCCGGCTGTCCAGGCATACCCGCCTGCCCAGCCTGCCCCGGTGTGCCCGGCATACCCGGTTGTCCCGCCTGTCCCGGCATACCCGGCTGTCCCGGTGTGCCCGGCTGCCCCGATTGTCCGGGCGGCGCCACAATCTCCGGCGGTTCTAGTTGCGCCACGACGTTCAGTTCTTCTGAAATGGCGCGCTGCAATGGGAACAATGATGACACGCCGCCTTGGGCAATCTGCTGCCGTAGCTCTACAGCGCGTTGCGTGCGCTGCTGCTCGTCCATTTGCCCGACCAGCCGCGTCGCTTCATCGCGCAATGCTTGTGCCCGCGCCTGCTCTCCGGTTGGGAGCGTTGCGTCAGCGACTTCTTCACCCAGAAACAGGTCAGACAAGAATCCGCCAACGCCCTTGGTAAACCCATCGCGCAGTCGGCGGCCCAGTTCCAGCCCGCTTTCATACATGGGCCCAAACAGATTGGCAAAGCCTTCGCGAATACGCTCCGGGTCAAGCGTCAACGCGCCAATGAGAATGTCCGCCAGCCCCTTAAGCTGCTGTTTCATCACATCCACGTCAATGCCGAGCTGGTCCTTGACCTCGGACACCTTGGCCTTGAAATCGTCCCAACTGCCAATGAACCGGCCAATCACGGACTGCCCGCCAAGAATCCAGACGATGATGTCCTCGATGGCGAATGCGAGCGCGGTGAAGGCCGCGACAATGGGGATGCGCTGAATCGCCATCAGCGCGCCGCGCATGGTGAATAGCGATGCCGTCGCAACCTTTAACCCAATCGCCAGCGCTGACAGCCAGCGCGCTACCTTGATCCCGGTCATCAGCAACAGCGCCGATACCGTCAGGCGGATGACAGACTCCCAATCCGCAAAGGCGTTTACAATTCGGTCAAGCGTTTTCAGCACGCCGCCGATGATGAGCCCGACGCTTCGCAACGCAAACCCGATTCCCTGCAACACGCTTTGAATCCGCTGCGTAATCAGCTCGCGGTTGCGAAGGATGAAAGCCTGCATCTGTACAAGAAAGTCAGACAGCGCGGGCAGCAGCTCACCGCCCACGGTATTGCGCAGTCCGGTGAACACCGCTTGCAACCGCCCAACCTGGCGGGTGTACGCGCGAGAATCCTGCGCCAGTGACCCGCCGATGGTCACGCCCAGCTCATCGGCTAAGCGCTGGAGCCGCTCAAACTCCTGGGTGTTGATTGAAAGGAACTCGGCAAACTGTTCGCCCGCCTGACCGCCGAACAGCTCGTCAACAATCCGCTGGCGCTGTGCGGCATTCTGAATGTCGTCAACGCGGGAGCGAACCAACGCAAACAGCTCGGCCGTATCGTTGGACACGGCATTCAGTTCACTGGCCTCTAGGCCCAGCGCGTTGAACGCATCAACGCCCGGCCCCTTGCCCGTTTTAACGAACTCGTCGGTGCGAAGGGACAGCTCTTTCAGGCCATCAATGACCGCATCCTGCTGCACGCCATACTGGCTCGCGGCAAACTGCAAGCGCGACAGCTGCTCGGTCGTCAGGCCCAGCCGGTTAGCCCACTGGAGCGTTTCGGTTGCGGCCTGCGCCGTGGAGTTGGCGACCGATGCGGCCGCGCCGCCAATGGCAGTCACCGCCGCCGTGGTCGCAAGCGCTACGCGGCGGATGTTGCGAATAGCGTTTTCGTACCGATTGGCCTGCGCCGTGTCGGCTTGGAATCCTAGCCTTGTGACCAGCTCGCGTACAACCATCAGCGGTTACGCTCCTTTCGCTCTTGCTCTGCCTGCATGTCCGCCTGCATGTCCAGCAGCGCGTTGGCCTTGTGGACGTCTGCCAGCGAGTAGGTGGCCGTCGGACCGGACAGCTCACCCAATGTCGCCTTGCCTTCAATGACCAGCCTCCATGCCGGCCATTCCGCCTGCACGCTCTCGGCTAGTTCTCCGGGGAGGTCGCCGGACTGTTTTCGCTTGCGTCGCGGGCGCCAATAGCGCCCGCCATGCCGAAAAAATCCCCGAAGTTGGCCTCCACGATCCCTGGCAGTGCCTGCAAAAGCTCGCCGATGTTGCCGCTGTAAGCGTCGTTGAACACCGAGTCCATGGTGATGTCTTTGCCATCGCGCGTTGTGCCATACAGCATGGAGCGCAACAGGTCGGGCGTGTCGCCATAGGCCAGAACGCTGACGATCGCTTCGGTCACGGAGCTGACGGGCACCTCGGAATCAAGACCACCGGAGAACACTGCACTGACGCTCTCCGATGCGCCTGATTCTTTAAGTGCCGCGGCAATGCGCTGCGTCATTCGCAGTGCATAAAGCCCATCCCACGGCACGATCTCATACTCATGTCCCTGAACGATCTTTTTTACCGGGTGCCGCGCCATTATTCACCCCCGCTGACGTTGGCGTTCCCGCCGAGTGTCATGTCGATGGCAGCGCAATCCAGCACCCACTCGCGCTCCTCAATGTCCTTTGAGAAGTCCGCATCGGGCGACTGCTGCACATAGGCGCTGGCAGCGAAAACCACGGTGCGCCCGCTGGTGTCCTTGACCAGCACCGGAACCACACCGCTGTCCGACTGCTCGTCGGCAATCATGTAGCCGGTGAGAACATCGTTGCTCGGGCTCGTCTGCTGGAGCGTGATGGTGATGGTGCCAGCGCGATTGCCCGTGCGGGCGCGGCTGGTCGTGCCATCAGCGCCGGTGACCTTGTTATAGGCCTGCTCGTCACGGCTGATTGAGACGAACGTCCCATCGGCAAGGCCGCTGATCGGCACACCACCGACAACGATGCGCACCTGGTCGGCTGCGTAAGTACGAATCTGGCTCATGTCGTTATCCCTCGTCTATTAAACGGTGAGCGTTCCGCGAACTTCAATCCGATGCACGGCACCGGTGAGCTGCGCACGGAAAGTGACGTTGCGGTAAATGCGCGCTGCGCGATCGCTGACCTGCTGCTCGCTGGCCGGCGGAACCGTGACCGTGTAGTCAGGCGCGATGACCTGACGGTCAACGGCAATGTCCAGACGGTTGCGGAGCAGCTCCTCGATGATTGCGTCACCGCCGACATAGGGCACCTTGTCCACGCTTGCCAGCCGGGCAACCATGTCCTCGGCAATGCGGAACGTGAGCCAGTCCTGCGCGCGGATGATGTCGATGTACACGCCAAGCTGACCGGTCTGACCCTCAAAAGTGATCGGGTTGCCAGCGACCATGACGTAGTAGGTGGCACGCTTGGCCTCAGCGGCACCGCGGGCGGCACTGGAAAGCGTGTCCGTGGGGATGCCAGAAAGCTGTTTCCACGCCCAGGTGGTCGTGCCGGGATCCTGCGGCAACAGGGTGCCAGCCCACGCGACCTCGGGGTACGCGCTCGCAGCCAGCGAATGGTAGATCAAGGCCGTGCGTGAATAGGTATTGTCAAAAATCTGAGTCGCAATGTCCGTATCGTCCAACGGGTCGATCACGCCTTCGCTGTCGGTCGCGGCCAAGAACAGTTTGAGGCGGGCGTTAATGTTCGCCGCCACGTCAAGAATGTCGCTGTCCTCGCGGCTTTCAATCGCCACGGCGTACCAGTCGTCATCCGTGTCGGCGATGCTGTCAAGCGCTTCGGTGTAGCTCTCAGCATCTGCCTTGAACCCGATGTAAAGGCGATCAGGCCGAAGCTCCTGCCCAAAGTACGCAAGCGCCGCCTCATACTCGGGGTCGCTTTCGTCAAAAACATTGGACACTTCGTTCAGGTTGCCGTAGCTGCGGACAATCTCGCCCTGCTTGGCGCTGCCCGAACCATCGTCGGTGGTCCCAATAAAAAGCAGAGTGCCGAAACCGACGCGGGTGACCGCCTCAATCTCCCGGCTAATCTGCACGTCAACGTAGTCAAGAACGCTCGCCATGGTGCTTTCCTCTCAAATTAAACGGATTGAGCGCTATAAGGCTCAACAGTAACAACAAACAATTCCTCGCCTTGACCAACAGTAGGACTCATTGGGTTGACCCTAAAAGCGACACTTCCTGTCCGGTCTGTGACGTACATATCGAACCCTTCGCCAGTCCTAACAAAGTAAACAGCGTCTGCTTCTAGAACAGGCGGCAGCTCACTGATCACCTTGTTGAACTTAATGACGTCCGCCATTTTTACCAGCCGAGGCTATTCCAACCTGTTGCCGGCAGGCTTCCGTCATACAACAACCTGCCGCTTCCATCTTGCCCAATCTTGTCAAGCTCTGACTTGTTGGAATGAGTATGCGCGATGGACACTGCGTTGTCGATGTCGCCCGCACTGCTGCTAGGGCCGCCTTCGATATTGGAGAAAGTAATGTTTAGATCAAGACTCTCCGCCTCGCTGATCTTCCTAAAAGCGCTTGTGTCTGGATCGTATACGTAAGTTGCGGCGCCAGAATCAACGCTGCTATCGCCAGTGGCATCCAGCACTAGAACTTGGTGAATCTGATTGAGATTCAAGCTGTCACGCTCGGCAATATCAGCGACGATCTTGATGCGGTTAAAACCGTCCAACGTTTCGTCAATTAACGACTGAACGTCACTCTGGTCGATGACGCGTTTGACGTTCGAGGGCGACGTTCCTGTGACGTACATCTCGACAAAATCAGGGCGAGATGCAGGCGCGATTAAGTAAATGCTGTTGGGCTCCAAAGTGCTAGGCAAAGCAGTTTCTTTGAAAACCTTATATGGGGTGTTAGTAGCCATTACCAATTCCTTGATTCAAGCAGGGGTGTAGAGAACAACTTACCTTCTTCGTCAAGCTGAAGAATATTCCCCTCATTGTCACTCAGTTGAAAATCGCCATTTGCGACCGCTTTGAAGTCTATTGTTTTCACGCTAAACACTTTGAGGGGCTGGTGCTCATCTGACGCATCGGCAACGTAAAGCTCTCCGTCATAGTCTACGTATTCTACAATATCCAGTTCTTCGGCAATCTCGCGGCCGATACCAAACCGCACGTCAAACGTGGCGCGCGGCTCCCAATCTGTCTGCCCGGCCGACGGCGTGTCGGTGAGCAGTTCCACGGCGCGGAACGTCCAGCCATTAGCAGCCAGCGTCTCGCGCACCGTCTCCAAGTCCAACGTGTCGCGCAGGGCATCAGCACGCTCTAGCGCCGCGCGCGGATCCGGGTTGTTGTCCGACTCATACACCACGATGCTCACGGTCACGTCGCGGTTCACGGTCACTGTCGCATTGCCCTGGTCGTCTACTGGCGTGCGGTAGGGCTCGCCCACCCGGGCAACCTGTAGAACCTGCACGCTCGCAAACGGCGTGTCCGGCCGTGGCGCGTTCGGGTGCAGCCAAATGGCCGTCAGCCCTGTGTTATCCGCCACCCATTGGCGCAGCGCGTCCGTACTCATTCCTTCACCACCA